CGAGTGGAGTGTACAGACATCCTTATAAGAAACTGCTTAAGGATATGGCGTTTCGAAGCAGAAATATTAAGACTTCACAACTTAATTTTGATGCTGATCATTAGGTTGAAAAATGGTCCAAAATCGACGATTTTAAGAATCTTGAGTTTTGGTCCATGAATTATGCTTGCTCTGGAGCTTCCTATAATTCTTATTGTAGATCTCTTCCTAAATTGACGTCAGCTGGCTTCCCTATGGGGAAAAAGAAAGGCGACTGGTTAGTTCATTGTCCGACCGATCGTGCTCCAGATGGTTTTGTCCCTGGAGATGAGCTACGTTCACAAGTTCTCAAGTTAAGAGACTTGTATATGAAGGGAATACGGGGACCAGTTTTCTATAAGGTTGCGTTAAAAGATGAGCCTAGGTCACGAGGAAAAGTGGCTATTGGTAAAATCCGCTGTTTCGCAGCTGCTCCTATTGAGCAATGTGTACTACTTAAAATGTACTTTGGACATTTTTGTGGTATTTTTATGGATAATTGTCTTGAAACTGAGACTTTAGCAGGCGTTAATCCTTTTTCGGATACGTGGACTGATATTATGAACAAATTATCTAAATTTCCCCATATTTCGGACGGAGATGTTAAGAATTATGATAAAGTTCTAGCTTTAGTTCATATATGGAGCTTTTCTATTATGTATAGAATTATGGACAGTATGATTGGTATCTCGCACTTAAGGCCTATGTTTAGTGCTATGATGACTGATTGTGTTCAGCCTGTCTATATCATTCTTAAGAGTTTAGTTATGTCTAACGGGGGTCTTCCGTCAGGCATTTTTATTACTCTCTTATCTAATAATATTTCCAATTCAATTTTAATAAGATTAGCTTGGCTTAATTCTCCAGCTTCTATATATAAGGAGCCTAAGAAAAATCTAGATAGATTTGAGCTTATGGTTGTCTTTTTTGCGATGGGAGACGATAATTTGTATTCTTTGGCAAAGGAGATTTCTGAAGTTTTTAATTTTGAAACTATACTGGAATATTTTGGATCAGTAGGAATCACTTATACTAATCCACAGAAAACTGATGAGGTTTATAAATATGTAGATATATCTAAGGCTTCTATTATTAAACGCTCTTGGGTTTGGAGTGATGAGTATAATAGATATATGGCTCCTGTTGAGAAAGCTAGCATAGGTAAAATGCTGACTATGACTTTAAATACAGGACCAATGACGGTTAGTCAGCGTCTTTATTCAGCGTACATTAGTATGCAGTTTGAGATGGTCCAGTATGGTAGAGATGAGTATGAAAGAATAGTTCCTATAATACAAGATTTGTATAACAGTGCAGGGATCAATTACCCTCATAATTATACTTATGATACTGTAATGGATCGTATTCTCAACGGTAATGTGCCTTGGGTTTCTCAATTATATGATATTGATTATGAGATTGAGTTAGACCATACGAGTGCTAATTCTCCTTCAGAGCCTATCACTTGGCGTAGTACGCTTCCAGAGCATAATGCAATGCACTTTGTTGGATCGGAAATATGTCTTAGAGCGTTCCATATTAAGCTTATGGAATCTTGTATGCAATCGGTCTCTCCTCATTCTTTGGATAGAATGATTAATACCATGGATTCTCGCTTTTCAAATAATGAGAGATATACTATGGTTCGTGATCAGCTAATTTTCTCGTATAAGGAACGTATTCATGAAGCAATTTTACATTCTAGTTTTAGATCCCGATCTGAGCAGCGTAGATATAATTATTTTCAGTTATTCGATATATTCGTCTATCAAATCCAATTGCTAGTAGCGTATTTTATAAAGTATCTGACAGATAAATTTCCTTCCTTACCGGGTAGGAGAGTGTTTATAATCTTTACGGATTGTCTTCTACTTTTTAGAAATGCTATGAGGGTGATAGCGGTCTACCTTGTCGTTTGTATTCTCTTTAATACTATTCAAATTTATGGAACAATTTTTGGCGAGTATATTGAAGTTTTAAATGCTTTGGCTACGGTTATTTATTGTTTTTATAATTTTCCTCATGAAGAGATCGATCAAAGAATAGCAGTTATTAATATAGTTGCTTTTTTAATTTATTGGGTGAACATTTATACTGCTTATTTTGGCAAATGCATTGCTTTTTTTAATATCATGGGTCTTTTTATACATTGGGCTTATGTCGATCCTTTTAACTATAGCATTTTGCGATTTATACTGTTGCTTTTTCTCTCATCCATTATCTCAATTTTCCAGAAGAATGATCTTCACTATGCGGCAAGTTTGGTAAACTTGCTTTCTATGTGTTGGGTCGTCTCTATGGAATCGGGCCGCTATTAGCGGTTCCAAACAGCTAAGATGTGATGCTGTTGCTAATCATCCGCTCTGTGTGATCATCCGAACGTCGAAATCATCAATGAAGACGTTTAGGAAAGCTGCAGAGTAAGAACGGGAGAGTTTTTCAGCTCTATTGGGATAGTGTGTGCCCGTTACAAATATATAGGCTACATTCCTTGATGTATGCGCTTAAACGTCCTTTTGGGCGGGGTTCCCTGACGTAGGATCCAAAGCGTGAAATTTACCGCGTTGCTGATAATTCTAAGAACGGTGCCGAGAGCACCAAAACCGATGAAATTGTTGTTATTTTGTCGGATATTAAACCTCAACAACAAGAGGAGACCGTTAACTTTGTGTCGCGTAAAGAAATATACGGTGTTGAGGTGGATAACCAAATCGCGATGTTTGATGATGGATATACTGAGAAATCGAGTTTAGGGGCTTCTATTGAGAGGCCCATTCTCGCCTATCAGTACACTTGGGATTCGAACGCTCCTGGGATTAAGGTTTTCTTTGATCCTTGGACAGCATGGCAAACAGACTCCTTTATTAAGTCTAAACTGCAAAATTATGCCTATCTTAGGTGTAATCTTCATGTTAAAGCTGTTCCTGCGTGTTCAAATTTCCAATGGGGGAAATTAATGATTAATTATATCCCATTTGGTTCTCAGGCGAATACTTCTTATCAAGCTGCTGCAACTACTTGTTATGGGTCGGGAGCAACCAATTCTAAAGAGGCGGTTGTTCAGCATTTATCTACTTACCCAATTACTGGGTTTATAAATGCGGCTGATAATAATGTTGTTGAGCTTGATTTACCTTTCATCTATCATCGAACCTTTTTGCCTATTAATGGAACTGACGTAGAATCTTTAGACAGAATCACTCTTGGAGAAATTTCAATCTTTCCAATGAATGAGCTTTGTACTATGAATGCTGATGTTACTGAAACTGCAACCATC